GACGCGACCGAGGGCGGCAAACGCCTGCGGCGCGGCGCGCGGCTCTGGACCGTGGCGGTTTCGACCTTCAAGGCAGAAACCTATCGCTTCCTGCGGCTGGAACGGCCGACCGAGGAGGACATGGCCGAAGGGGCGGCGTTTCCGCCCGGCTCGGTGCACTTGCCGTATTGGGTCGAGAACGAATGGCTGAAGCAGTTCGTGGCCGAGCAGTTGGTGACGGTGCGTACCAAGCGCGGCTTCGCGCGGCTGGAATGGCAGAAGCTGCGCGAGCGGAACGAGGCGCTGGATTGCCGGGTCTATGCCCGCGCCGCCGCCTGGATCGCGGGCGCGGATCGCTGGACCGACGAGAAGTGGCGCGACCTCGAGGATCAACTCGGGGCGGCGCCAACGGAAAGGGATAGTGCGGGGCGGGTCAACCGGCCGCAAGCCGCACCCCAGGGAAAACGGCAGTCGGATTGGCTTGGCCGACGCGGAGGATGGTTCTGATGACCGACTGGACGGAAACCGAACTCGCGGCCCTGCGCCGGGCCTATGCCAGCGGCACGACCCGGGTCAGCTATGACGGCAAGTCGGTGGATTACGGCTCGGCCGAGGATCTGCTGGGTCGTATCCGGACCATTGAACGCTCGATCGCGGGAACGGCGCGGCCGCTGCCCATCGCCGGGCTGGCGGGCTTCTCCCGCGGGGATCGCTGATGCCCGCGAACTGGATGGACCATGCCATCGCCTCCGTCGCCCCGCGCATGGCGGCTCGGCGCGTGCTGGCGCGGCAGGCCTTCGAGACCCTGACGCGCGGCTATGACGGGGCGTCCAAGGGGCGGCGCACGGACGGGTGGCGCGCACCGGGATCCTCGGCTGACACCGAGATCAGCATGGCCGGGGCGCTGCTGCGCGACAGGATGCGCGATCTGGTGCGCAACAACCCGCATGCGGCCAAGGCGGTGGCTGTGCTGGTGAACAACATCGTCGGTTCGGGCATCATGCCCCGCGCTGCGAGTGGCGATGACAAGCTGGACCGCAAGGTCGATGCTCTGTTCGAACGTTGGACGGCCGATTGCGACGCCGACGGCCAACTGGATTTCTACGGCCTGCAAACGCTGATCTGCCGCGAAATGGTCGAGGCGGGCGAGGTGCTGGTGCGCCGCCGTCTGCGGCGGGCAAGCGATGGTCTGGCTGTGCCGCTGCAATTGCAGGTGCTGGAGGCGGACTTCCTCGACGCCACCAAGTCCAGCAACGTCGGCGCGGGCCGCATCGTGCAGGGGATCGAGTTCGACCCGGTCGGCAAACGCCGCGCCTATTGGCTGCACTCGGAACATCCCGGCGATGCACATGGGGCGCTGCGCGGTGGCTTCGATAGCCGCCCGGTCCCTGCAACCGAGATCGCCCATGTCTACGAAAAGCAGCGCACGCAGGCGCGGGGCGTTCCGTGGGGTGCGCCGGTGATCCGCTCCTTGCGCGACCTCGACGATTACGAAGTGGCCGAACTGGTCCGAAAGAAGACCGAGGCCTGCGTCACCGCCATCGTCTTCGGCGATGATGAATCCCAGCAAGGCATTGCACCGACCGTGGTCGATGCCGATGGCAACCGGGTGGAGCAGTTCGAGCCGGGGCTGATCGCTTACGCGCGGGGCGGCAAGGACATCCGGTTCAACCAGCCGTCCGCCACCGGTGGCTATGGCGAATACAAGCGGGCCAGCCTGCACACGATCTCGGCGGGGTTCCGGGTGCCCTATGAATTGCTGACCGGCGATCTCAGCCAGGTCAACTATTCCTCGATCCGGGCCGGGCTCGTCGAGTTCCGCCGCCAGATCGACGCCGTGCAATGGCAGCTGTTCATCCCGATGTTCTGTGCGCCCGTCTGGCGCTGGTTCACCGAAGCGGCATGGGCGGCGGGGCAGATCCCGACACCAGAGGTGCCAGTCGAATGGTCGCCACCGAAGTTCGAAGCGGTCGATCCGCAGAAGGATGCAATGGCGAACCTGCTGTCGATCCGGTCCGGCACCATGACTTTGGCCGAGGTGATCGCCCGGCAGGGCCGCAATCCCGACGCGGTGCTGGCCGAGATCGCCGCCACCAACGCCAAGCTGGATGCCTTCGGCCTCGTCCTCGACAGCGACCCGCGCCGCGTCACGAAAACCGGCAGCGCCCAGACAAGCGACCCGGCCAGCGATCCAGCTGACCCCCCATCCGACGCAGAGGAGAAATAAGGCCATGCCCGACACGATCATGGTGGCACCGGTCGCCCTTCCGATGCAATTGCGGCGCGCGCCCATCCTGCCCGCGACCGTCAATTCCGAAACCCGCTCGGTCGATGTGGTCTTCACTACCGGCGCGGCCGTCCGGCGGCGGCGCTGGACCGGCTGGGACACATCCGTGCCCTTCGATGAGATTCTCGACGTCAGCGACAGGGCGGTGGATCTGACGCGCCTCAATGCCGGGGCACCGGCGCTCGACAGCCATTCCGTCTGGTCCTCGCATTCGCAGGTAGGTGTGGTCGAGCGCGCCTGGATCGAAGGCAAGGAAGGCAAGGCCACCATCCGCTTCCCGCGCGAGGGGCTGGACCAGGCCGCCGACCGCATGTTCGGCCTGATCAGCGACGGCATCATCCGCAACGTCTCGGTCGGCTATTCCATCGAGAGAGTGAAGGTGGTCGATCCCGCAGCGAAAGGCGAGGTCGAGCAACGCATCGTCGAGCGCTGGACCCCGCTCGAGGTCAGCTTCGTGACTGTTCCCGCCGATCCCCGCGCGCAGGTGCGCGCTGCCGATCAGGCCAGCTTTCCCGTCGAAATCGTCGACACCCGCACGCAAAAGGAGGCATCCATGCCTGAGAACACGACCACCGTGGCCGGGGATGTCCCCGCCAGCAATGAGACCCGCCAACAATCTGTCGCGCCCCCGGCGTTCTCCGAACCGACTGCTTCGCGCATGCCGGAACCGCCTGCCGCCCCCGACACCGAGGCCATCGCCACCCGGGCCCGTGAGGGCGAGCGCGACCGCGTCTCCACCATCTACGACTTGGCGGGACGCCTGAACCTCGAACGCGGGTTTGCCGAAGATCTGGTCAAGCGCGGTGTCACCGTCGATGAATCCCGCCGCCTGATCCTCGATCAGGTCGCCGCCAGATCCGACGAAACCCGCACCTTCCCGCATGTCTCGATCCCGCTTGGTGGCCGGGATGAACGCGTGACCCGCCGCGACGCCGTGGCCAACGCGCTCCTGCACCGCTACAGCCCGACGCTGTTTCAGCTCGACGACTCTGCCCGTCAGTACCGCGGCATGTCGCTGCTGGAACTGGCCCGCGAAAGCCTGACCAATGCCGGGGTCAACACGCGCGGCCTGTCGCGCGACGAGGTGGCGACGCGGTCGCTGCATTCCACCTCCGACTTCCCCGAAATCCTGTCTGTCGTCACCAACAAGACCCTGCGGCAGGCTTACGAGACCTATCCCCGCACCTTCATGCTGTTCTGCCGCCAGGTGCTGGCCACCGACTTCAAGGCGATGAACCGGGTGCAACTGGGCGAGGCCCCGCAGCTGCTTGAGGTCGGTGAAAGCGGCGAGTTCAAGCGCGGGACGCTCGGCGAGAGCAAGGAAAGCTACAAGGTCAAGACCTATGGCCGGGTCGTCGCGATCACCCGCCAGACGCTGATCAACGACGATCTGGATGCCTTCACCCGGATCCCGGCGATGTATGGCAACTCCATCGCGCAGCTGGAAAGCGACGTGGTCTGGGGCATCATCACCGCCAACCCGGCGATGGCGGACGGCAACGCGCTGTTCCACACCACCCACAGGAACCTGGCCGCGACCGGCACGGCGCTGGCCGTCGATGCGGTGGGCGCGGCCCGGGCGGCGATGGCGCTGCAGACAGGATTCGACAAGAAGACCGTGCTGAACATCCGCCCCGCCTTCCTGATCGTGCCCGCCGCACTTGAACTCAGGGCCGAGCAGCTCGTGGCCCAGAACCTTGTTCCCGCCACACCCGCCACCGTGGTGCCCCAGTCGATCCGCTCGCTGAGCCCGATCAGCGAGCCGCGCCTCGATGCCGCGAGCCCGACCGCCTGGTATCACGCGGCCAGCCCGAACCAGATCGATACCATCGAATACGCCTATCTGGAGGGCCAGCAGGGTGCCTACATCGAGACCCGCAACGGCTTCGACGTCGACGGGGTGGAGATCAAGTGCCGCCTCGACTTTGGCGCCAAGGCCATCGACTGGCGCGGTCTTTACAGAAATCCCGGCGCGTAACCCGTGCCAGATGTTGAAACCCGACATGCGGGCGGTCCTGACGGGCCGCCCTTCGTCTTTCCATAAGGATCCCCATCATGAAAAACTACGTCCAGCCCGGCAAGACCATCACCCTGACCGCGCCCTATGCCGTCACTTCTGGCGATGGCCTGCTCGTGGGCTCAGTCTTCGGTGTCGCCGCTGGCACCGCCGCCCTCAGCGAAGCGGTCGAAACCGCGCTCGTCGGCGTCTACGATCTGAAGAAGGTTGCCTCGCAGGCTTGGGCCGCAGGCGACAGGATCTACTGGGACAACACCGCCAGGCAGACGACCAAGACTCTGACCGCGAACACGCTGATTGGCGTTGCGACCGAGGCCGTGGCCGGCGGGGCCACAGACCTGATCGGTCGGGTGCGTCTGAACGGCGCGTTCTGATGTCTGCCTTCGCCGCCGCTGTCGGCGCACTTTTCGCCGATCCCAATACGGGGCGGGACGCGGTCTACATCGCCGATGGCGGCGCGCCAGTATTGGTGCGCGTCGTCGCGCGGCGTGCGGATGCAGTCACCGACTTCGGCGATGCGCAGCTCTGGTCGGAAACCACCCGCGTCGACCTGCGTGTGGCCGAGGTGCCGAACCCGCGCCCCGGCGACCGGATCGAGATCGACGGCGAGGCCTTCCTCATTCAGAGCGAGCCCGTCCGGGATCGCGAGCGGCTGGTCTGGACTGTCGATCTGAGGCCAGCGTGAAACTGAAGCTCGCCATCGACCCTGACATCGTTGCCTTGATGGCATCCGAGGTCGCAGCGGGCGAACGTGCCGTCACCGCCGCCATGCGTCAGGCTGGCACCAGCCTGAAATCCGCATGGCGCGGCCAGATCACCGGCGCGGGGCTGGGCACGCGCCTCGCAAACTCGATCCGCTCCGCCAGCTTCCCGAAGACCGGCGAAAGTCTGAACGCGGCCGCGCTGGTCTGGTCGAACGCCCCGGTGATCATCGGCGCGCATGATACCGGCCCGCTGATCCGTTCTAAGAACGGGTTTTGGCTCGCGATCCCCACGCCAGCGGCGGGCAAGTCCACGCGCGGCGGCAAGATCACCCCCGGCGAATGGGAACGTCGCACAGGTTTGCGCCTGCGGTTCATCTACCGCCGAAGGGGGCCGAGCCTGTTGGTCGCGGAGGTTCGGCTGAACACCAAGGGTCGGGCCGTAGCGTCAAAGTCGAAAACCGGCCGGGGCGTCGTCACCGCGCCGATCTTTCTGCTGGTCCCGCAGGTCAAGCTGCCGAAGCGGCTGGACCTCGCGCGGGATGCCGAGCGGGCGGTCGACGGTGTGCCGGGGCTGATCGTGGCGAACTGGGTAGAGGGGCGCTAGGGTTTATCCGGTGCCTGAGTGTATAGACTGCTGACCTCACCTAAGCAGTAAATTGGTTTGTCCTGGGACATCACCAAGATGCCTGCGTAGAAACGGCTGCAATGATGCACGGGATGGAATAAACGACTCGTTATAGCCGAAGTCGTGCCAATCGATATCGGCCCGTGCGCCAAGCCTATCTTGGTGCATCTTGTCGCGCACCTCCTTCACACGGCGGACATTTGCATCAAGTTGCGCTGCACCGGCTGGGTCGAACTCACGGCAAAGTGCTGCGATCCAGTCATTGGTGTTGACGCGCGCGCCGGTGGAGCCGTCGTCACCAATTCCTGCGAGGTGATGGACTGATCCAAGGCCCTCGCAAACCGAAAACACGCCGACGCTGAACTCGAAGTTCATGATCTGGAAGTAAGGCTCGAACAGCACTGATCTGCCCGATACCCGCTCCCCGTGCGGAACGATAAGGCCAGCCTTCATCTCAAGGCCGACCAAGATGTGCTTTAGGTTAGAATTCAGCCTTCTCCGTACGTCTGGGTGAATGCCGACTGGGACTGCCCTGATCAGCCAAGGAACCCAATCCGCGGAGGCTGAAAGCGCATGAAAACGAGGCGGGTTAGCTGGATACAGATCAAGGTAAAACACTTTGGAGCCCCTCGCTGATCCGGCCATCGGCAATCATGACGAATACACAAAAATGGCTTCTGCTCAATAGCATAGGCAGATATTCAAATGCCCACCCCCCGCGAAACCATCCTCGCCGCGCTGCACGCGCGGCTTTCGGCGTTGCCCGCCACCGCCTTGCGCGGCGACGTGCTGCCAGAGCGCGTGCCAACCGCTGGCCTCCTGATCCTGCGCGACGGCGAACCGGGGGAGCCCGAGGTGACGCTGTCGCCGCTGCGCTATCACTACCAGCACCGAGCAGAGATCGAGGCAGTCGTGCAGGGTGCTGCCCGTGACACCGGCTTCGACACCCTCTGCGCCAGCATCGGCGCGGCGATTGTCACTGACCGCACGCTTGGCGGGCTTTGCGCCTGGGTTGAGGCGGAAGCACCGCGTCCGGTCGATCTGGCCGTCGAGGGTGCCGCCAGCCTGAAGGCAGCGGTTATCCCGGTCATCCTGCACTATTCCACGGCCGATCCGCTGGCCTGACCCCGCCGACAATAGGAGAACACGATGGCACGAGCCCATGGGGCGCGGGCGCAGATGGCGCTTGCGTTCGAATCCGTCTATGGCACCGCGCCCGCCACGGGCTATCGCACGGTGCCGTTCGCCAGCACCACGCTCGGCTCCGAACAACCGCTGATCGCCTCGGAACTGCTGGGCCAGGGGCGAGACCCGCTGGCCCCGATCAAGGACGCAGTCACCGCCGATGGCGATGTCGTGGTGCCGATCGATGTCGAGAACCTTGGGTTGTGGCTGAAGGCGGCCTTCGGCGCGCCGATCACCTCCGGCACCACGCCAAAGACCCATACCTTCCAGTCCGGCAACTGGACGCTGCCGAGCATGGCCATCGAGACGGCAATGCCCGAGGTGCCGCGTTATGCGATGTATACCGGCTGTGTCTGCGATCAGCTTTCGTGGCAAATGGCGCGTTCTGGCCTGCTGACTGCGACCGCACGGTTGGTCGCGCAGGGCGAAAGCGTCGCGGCGGCAACTGCGGCTGGCACGCCCACCTCGCTGGGGCTGCAGCGGTTCGGGCATTTCAACGGGGCGATCACCCGCAATGGCTCGCCGCTCGGCAATGTCATCTCGGCAGAGGTGACCTATGCGAACGGACTCGACCGGATCGAGACCATCCGGGCGGACGGCCGGATCGACGGGGCTGACCCGGGCATGGCCGCGCTGACCGGTCGGGTGGAGGTGCGTTTCGCCGACAGCACGCTGATCACGCAGGCCATCGATGGCACGCCTTGCGAGTTGGTCTTCGCCTGGAGCCTCGGCGCCAACGCCAGCTTCACCTTCACTGCCCATGCCGTCTACCTGCCGCGCCCGCGCATCGAAATCCCGGGCCCGCAAGGCATCCAGGCCACCTTCGACTGGCAGGCGGCCAAGGCCGTCAGCCCCGCCCGCATGTGCACCGCCGTCCTCGTCAACACTGTTGTGAGTTATTGAGCCATGATCAGACTGAACCTGACCGCAGCCCCTGCGTGGCTGACCCTCGCCCCCGGCCTGCGCCTGAAGGTCGCGCCGCTGACCACCGCCTTGATGGTTTGGGCCCGCGCCGACCCGGCCATCGAAGACCTGCCGGACACCGCGACGCAAGAAGAACTGGCGCTGGCCATGGCCAAGGCCGTCGCCCGCCGCGCGGTGCTGGATTGGGAGGGAGTAGGTGATGACGCGGGTGAAGCTGTCCCTGTTTCGCCCGAAGGCATCGATGCCCTTCTCGAAATCTGGCCGGTCTTCGAGGCCTTCCAGACCCAGTATGTCGCCAAGGGTCTGATCCTGGACGCAGAAAAAAACGTCTCCGCGCCCTTGCCGAATGGTCCTTCGGCGGGGGCGACCGCTACTGCGCGGCCTGTACGGGGCGCTGCCCCGACTGCCCCGCACGATTGAACCGGCCAAAGACGGAAGAGGGCTGGAAGGTCTGGGATCTGGTCGGCCGTCTTGGCGGCCAGTTGCGGGTGATCCCTGGCGCAGTGCTCGGCTGGGACATGGGCGCGGCGCTGGCAATGGCCGATGCCCTCGGGATCGACACCCTCATCGTCGCCGAACTGCTGCCCGAGATCGAGGCGGTGATGGTGCGCAAGCTGAACGAACAGATCGCCTCAGACGATGAGGGCGGGTTCAGGTCGTGATCTTTTCGACCAAGGTCACGCCGGGCAGGTCTTTGAAATGCGTGTCGCAGGTCAGCAGCGCCGCGCTACGCGAACGGGCGGTTGCCCAGACGATGGCATCTGCCGTGGCAAGCTTGTGGGCCCGGCTGGCCTCGGCTGCCGCAAGCGCGATTTTGGTGTCGAGCGGCACGACCTGACAGACCTGCGTGAAGGCGATCACCTGGTCGGCCTTATCCTCGCCGACCTCGCGGGTCAGCCATTTCGCCAGTTCCAGCTGCACCACGGTCGGAACCAGCCAATCCGCCTGTTCTGGCAGATGGGCGGCCAATGTCTCGCCGCTCGGGGAACCGATCAGCCATTCGATCCACGCCGAGGTGTCGACAAGGATCATCAGAAACGTTCGGCGCGGTCACGGTAATCCATCGCGGACGCACCGTGGGCAAACCCCTTCAGTGCCTCCCGCTTCGGGACCGGGACCAGAAGAACGCCAGTGCCCTTCGGTATGAAGGCGAAGGTCAGCCCTGCCTCCCAATGCTGGGC